CAAGCAGAAGACGGCATACGAGATAGCGTAGCGTCTCGTGGGCTCGGAGATGTGTATAAGAGACAGGATCCAATCCCTGTATTTCTTCTCATGAGACAGCATGTAAGCATTCAATGGCATATATGTTGCAATCAAATTGAGCGGATGGTCACCAACGCTGTGGAGATGTACCAGGACAAAATAAAATTCGGCTCAGGACAAATTAAACATGAATTTTATCATCTCTCCCAAAACCGACTTACTTGACACTTTTTTAGTGATTACCATCACATTTTCAATGACAATTACTTTACACTTTCCTCCATAAAAAAGACGTAATATTTTCAATTCCACTTTACACTTTCAATCATAATTCCTGATCAACAATTCCCCGATTTTATCCCTGCTTTTGCCTATAGAATATATGACCTAAACTTCCTCGATGATAAAACCAGAGAACATTTCTCGGATTGTTTCATGGTCATTTATACTGAACAGAAACTTCCCTTCAATACTCGATAATATCGAATGTATACGTTCAAAATCTTCGTGCTTCAGAGACAATTTATTCTCACTTCATTAAAATCAATATCAATCGGCTGAGAGTAGAGGTTTTTGCCTTGACGCTCCTTTATAGCGTCGGTCGGACGTTGCTGCGTCCGGCCTGCTCTCAGTTATCCTGAACCGCCTCTCCAGACAGCGAATATATCTTTCCCTTCTTTGACAATAGATCCAAGCTCTTCACGTGTTATTTTCTTATCCTCGAGCGCTGTCCCTAATGTTGCCAGAAATTCGCCTGCTTCTTTACATGTCCTGGTAATTCTTGTATACAGTACGCCGACAACTCCGGCAATAACCACAGCAACCGCCGATGCGATAAACGCTATTGCTTCGCCGGTCATCCAGCCTTTCACCGTATCAAGAACTCCCGCGAACGCCTGTGTTGCAAGCACAACCATCAACACGGTAACCAATAAAACAATCAGTAAATACCTCATCGTACATCCTCCTTTTAATTGTGTGCCTCTGTACCTTTATATCTCGTTTTATCCTCTCCACCTGGTTTCCTTAGGCCTGAGATCCAGATGAATAAAACTCTCGTAAAGTCCGATTCCCCCGAAATTAATTTCCAATGCCATTTTATACATCGCTTTGAGCCTCTGATCATATCCTTTGCCCCATTTCGGCCTCACATCTGTGGCAAATATCATGTGCCAGGAATTCTTCGATCCGCTTACTTCTTTATTATGATCAGGACAACGGTATCCCGAATTAATAATAAAAGCAAATCCCAGTTTCTGCCGTATCTCCTCAAGCATCTTCATGTGCCTGAAGAATTCTGGCATAATCTTCAGTCGCTCGCAGCACGGACAGATACATTCAGTAAATTTAAAATGCTCCGTCACATCCTCATTCGTTGCGATCTGTATTTTCTCGTCACTCACTCGATTCTCTCGCATTCAAAAACGTTTTTAATCCGTCTATGAATGAAACTGCCCACCGAACCAGCTTCCATAAGCTCATTATAGACCTCTTGCGGAATCCCACTGTACTGGTATACAGATCCGCCCTTGAATTCAACCTCCAGAACACCACTGCCAGCATCATAACCGATGCTCTCGATATTACTCGATTCAACCGGCTCCCTGTCCATTTCATCCCTCCTGGTTATTTGTTATTCGTCATTCGTAAATCGTACTTATCCCTTCTGCCTTTGTGCCTCTGTGCCTCTGTCCCTTCTGCCTTCTGCCTTCTGCCTCTGTCCCTTCTGCCTTCTGCCTTCTGCCTCTGTGCCTTTGTGCCTTATCCCTTCTGCCTTCTGCCTCTGTGCCTTTGTGCCTCTGTGCCTTATCCCTTCTGCCTTCTGCCTCTGTGCCTTTGTGCCTCTGTCCCTTTGTGCCTTATTCCCGTTCAGCTAATATCTGATCGAGCTTGGCCTCGATCTTCACGAGCCCGTCCTTTAACATCCGTATCTCGACTGTATTCGTTACAACCTGCGTTTTCATTCTTTCCGTCTGAACTATCAATCCGAGACAAAAACAAAGAAGCCCCACCAGCGTGGTGATCACCCACCGATAAATCCTGGATCCGTTTCTGTTATAACTTTCCATGTTTTATCCTTTTCAAAATTTATTATATATACATTTATTCCGGTCTTTCAGAAAATTCTGCTATAGGATTAAAGTCAGTCTCCTCTGGTAAATCTCTTAGTTTCTGCCAGTAATGTAACCATTCATTCCAATTTTCTGCATCATCTATTCCTAAATCAACTCTGTCTGAATGTCGGTATCTCGCCCACATTGTTTCTTTGAATGCTTTATTTCTTACTGGATCGAATATCTTCGCTTTCAGATGTGAAACGGCTTCTGTTGATTTGGCAGAATAGAATATACCGTCGATATAAACATCACCTATTATTGGCAACGGTTTCAAATCAGTTATATCAACAAAACTGTCTGATGTACCATTAAAATCATCACTTGTCGGATAATTATGTATAACGGAGATGATATTATTCTTATCTATAGTCGCATATTTTCTTATCATAATGCTGCTACCTCCTGCCTGTATTTAATCCGTACATATCCTCCTGCACCAGCACCACCCGCACCTCCGGCAAAGCCTCCGGTTCCACCCGCTGTACCTGCTGTGCCTGCTGTTCCGGCAGCAGCTACTGTTACCGGAACAACTGCTCCTGATTGTAACGGTACTGTTATTAATAGAAGTTTTCCAGAACGTCCTCCTGCTCCGCCACCGCCGAAAAATGTAACACTTGAACCACCTCCTGAACCACCGCCACCACCTGAGCCATAACTTGTTGGTGCTGTGTTTCCTGCATTTCCTGCCGCTGCTCCAATTGCACCATCAGCACCGTCTGCTCCTACTTTAAGTATACTTGCACCTCCACCACCTGCTCCAGTTTTTCCAATTGCTCCTGCTCCTCCAACAGTTGGTGCGGCAAATATAGAACGTCCGTCTCCAGCGTTACCATCAAAATTTCCTGCCTTTCCTTCTCCATTATATCGAGTTGCTATGGCAAATCCCACTGTCGGTATAATGGAACTCGTAGAATCTGTGTAATCCAATGTATTAGAACTGATTTCAGGAGGCAAACCAGGTGTAGTGTCTTTTGCACCACCCGCTCCATGAGCAGCTACAACGGCTTGTAATCCTTCGTTTCCACCTGTTCCCCCCTCAACTTTTATACCATAAGTTGAACCAAAACGTGTAGTACCACCACCACCTCCTGTCCCTCCATCTCCAGCACCCGCATCACCATAACCACCTCCGCCGCCGCCTCCGCCACCACCACCTCCGATAAGAAGGATTTCGGCAGAAGTTACACCTGCCGGTACAGTCCATGTATCATTTCCTGGTGTTGCGAATACGGCTATTTGATAATCAACTTGTGAGGAATGCAAAACAATAATCTCATCATACTCTTCTACATTTGCGGAAAAAGCTTCACAAGTAAATGTACCTGAGCTTGAAAGATAATCCGTTATTTTGCGGTACTCTCTTTCCGGAGCATTTCCAACACTATTCAAATTCTTTACTACTTGGGCATAAAATTTTCCATTAAAATAATCATCGCCATATCCCGATAAATCAGCAGAAACAATAGTAACATTGCTCGCACCCATACCCGAATCACAGGCACCGTTTATTAATATCCGGCTGCCACCTGCAGTTTGTTGTGTAAAATTTTCATGAAAAATAAATATTTCATCGTTTTCCTCCACATTTGCACTGAATGCTTCAGTTACATATTTCCCTGTGGATGAGGTATAATCGGTTATCTTCTTTGTTTCCTTCTCCGGTGCATTCCCCGCCGAATTGGCATTTTTAATCACCTGCAGATAGTATTTACCGTTGAAATAATCGTCCCCGAAAAGCGAAAGCCCGATGCAATAAATATCTGTCGTGCTCGGCGTCATCCCGGAATCGCATTTGCCCCTGAATGCAAGCACACTCGATCTATCGACCTTATTCTGTATCTGCTGTAGCCATCCTTCAAACATCTCTCATCTCCCTATATCTTTGCGCCTCTGTGCCTTATTTCCTGTCATTCCCGAAATCCCCTGCTGTCATTCCCGAAATCCCCGATCGGGAATCCATTTCCCTGTCGCGCCGTAGCATTTTTTAATGCGAAGACGGATCAACTCACTGTTCATTTTATAAAACCTCTGTTATTTATAGTAAAAATATGATGTATTTGTCTTGCAATAAGTTATAATTTTTTCTGGCTGCCGGCAAATCCGGATCCCACAGCTCCCAGGGGAAACAATAGTTATATTTGTCATTCCCGAAATCCCCGATCGGGAATCCATTCGTAAATCGTACTTCGTAAATCGTACTTCTCAAGACACCGTCCTTGTTATGCCTGTTATATTATTACTTTCATCGTATGAATAAGTATTCCTTATAGTTGCAGCCACAGGATCCGTGCAAACAAACTCCACATAGTCGATCCTGCCGCCGTTTTCATCGTCGTATACGTATGTCACAACCCCCACAGGACTCGTGGCGTATGTAATCGTGCTGATCCTCCCGCTGCCGTCGTATGCAATGGTACCGGTTCCCGCTTTCGGCAGAAATCCACCCAGGAAAGCCAGTGCCTCTAACCGCTGATCGATCTCCTTCGTATTATCGATAACATTATCAAATAATGATTTTGTCGTCGGCTTCCCGATTACCGATGATCCTGTAAAATCACTTGTAAATGTATAATCCTTGCTCATTTTCTCCCGTCATTCCCGAATGTTCCCATCGGGAATCCATTCATAAAATCGTACTTCCCCGCCTTGATCGGGGATAAATCGTACTTTATATCATCACCAGATATGCGAAACCTTCGAATCCTCATCCCCCGGTTTTGCCTCTCCATCATCATCGGTCAAAAATCCCATCGTTGCACGCTCCTCAAGAGTTGCGTCGTCATAATCCGGTGCATCGTTTGCCGTAATATACCCCGGAAGCACATGCTTCACTTCGTCATAACCGAATATCGTGCAGCTCATCGTATTGAAATGCTTCGATATCTCACGGACCACAAGCGGCCTGCCCACATAATTCGCAAATGTCAGCCCCACACGGTCAGCCAATTTCGTGAGAATCCCGTCTCCTAAGGCCGTAAACTTGATTACATTGATTTCCCTCGAGTAGAGCATGATCAGATGCATTGCCAGAGCATGAACATCGCTGTCAACCCAGAGCCAGTTAAAATTGATAGTCCTGGGGATCACCTGACCGATACGGTCCTGCTCGATCACGTTATCTTCCTGCGAATGCCTCATATATTTATCCTGGAGTTGATCATACCGGTAATTGCATTTGATCTGGTTCGCATAAAGCCCCTCCGGATCCGAATCCACACGCATCGAGTCCGGCATGATACTGATATTATCGTATGTCGCATCAACCTGAATCTTCGGCATCCTGCTTCTGGCGGTGTATTTATCATTCTCGATGAAAAGATCGAACATGTTTTCGATAGCAAGCTCCTCCATAAGCGTATTTGACGATATCTCATCTGCGATATACCGCCTGCACCTGACATCTCCGGTCTCAATATTGAGCTCATCGAACGAATCCTGATCTATGTTTTCATCCGAAACAGCCACATAATTCTTCAGCAGGTCCTCGAGGATATCGATCGGCTTCTCGATAAGGTTCGACTCTCCGTCCACTTTCCCTTTGAATTTCACCCCGACAGTATCATTATCCGGATCGTATTCCTCATCTAAGATAAACGTTGCGTCGGTCAGATTCGGGCTCGACCAGCTCGTCCCCACTTCACCGTTCTTGGTTACATTCTCGATGCTCTTGATCGCATGATCGGCTATCTTGAATTTCTTCGCTGTCGTATCGATGCAGTACACATCGATCCACATGCTGCTGTAATCCCCGTATGCAATCGGAATCGGCTTTCCTTCCGCTTTTTCTTCCAAATTCGGATAATCTGTTGTCCAGTATTTATTGATCGGCAGCATGAGCTCGTCGCTGTTTCGCACATCCCTGAGCTTGATAAATACCTCCTTACGGTCGAAACTGATCCCGCCCGGTATCTTTATTATCCCGTGGAAATCGATCGAATAATCGTCTAAATTCCTGCCCTTGCCGACATAGACCTTTACTTCCCTGTTTCCCCAGGTATACAAATCGAGAAGCTCACGCACCGTCAGATCGGCATCCTTGAGTGTAATGGTTAGCGTGCTGTGACGTTGCTTCGGTGCAGTGAATGATGAGAACGCCCGCTGCAGCGTCGAAACACTCAACCTGCCATCGTAATAGTTCCCATCGCTCATACTCATGCTTTTATCGGCATAGTAGAATGTTTTCCCGGCTCCTGTTTTTTCCTCGTAGTATGTCCATTCAATTTCATCTACTGGCAATGCTCTGTTATAGATTCGGATATTGCAAATATCTCCATTCATAAAAGCCCGTCCAGAATGTCCTCTACCAATCAAAAAAACACGATTTGCCGCGTGACCCAAAGTAGCTGTCCAATCTTCAGCAGAAAAACTTGATATATCTGTTTTATCCGACTGTTCTACATTATCAATATATGTTGTGCAATAACCGTCTCTATCAAAAGTTACTATTGCATTATGCCATTCTCCGTCATTTACTACATTATCAGAATATTGTTCAACCTTAACCCCATCATTATAAACATATGTTCGTAATTTATTATCGGTATATACTGAAAGAAAATAACCAGGATGGTATTTTGAAATTAGAGCAATATGTGCTCCTGATGAACTTGTTCTAAACCACAATGAAACAGAATAATCACCAAGTCCAATATCCAGCACATCTCCCATATCTATTTGGTCATCAATAGCATTAAACACCATTGCGTTGTTTGAATTGCCTTTCGGCCCTGTAGTAAAATTAGGTGCATTCGCCGATGTGCCGTGATTTCCTTTACCGCTCAAATCTAAAAATGTGTTGCTTCCCTGCAGACTCGCTTTATTTAGCGGCCAGTATCCTACTAATCCATCCTTTGTTATCCCGGTCATGCCTATCTGTGCAAGCACATGTGCATCCTGGACCGCCGCCGGTGTAAACCCCATTATTCCATTCCTCCATCGATTGTCATTGCGAGGCGAAATAGCCGAAGCAATCTCATGAATCCATTCCTCCATCATTCCTTATTTCCCTCTCCCGCTTGCGGGAGAGGGCAGGGTGAGGGTATGTCATTCCCGATTCCCCCTTTATGTCATTCCCGGGAGCAAAGCGAATCGGGAATCCATGTCCCTTCTGCCTTTGTGGCTATGTACGGGCTGAACATGTTCAGCCCCTAACTTACTTTCTCCTCAAAACTCAACGTCACATCGCCGTATCCCAAAGCCCGCAGTGCATGAGCCAGGGGCGTCGTTAACTTGCAGTAGATCGTATCTTCTTCCGGATAATTATCCGGATCCAGCGCAAAAACCAGCATGTTGATAGTCTTCACCGCCTCGAATATCGTTGCCAGTTGGTCCTGCTGTGCCCGTGCGATCCCCGTAAAACCTATATCGAACGTACGGTATACCTCTTTCTCGACTGCATAGCCCTGTCTGCCCGCCGATTCCTGGATAACCGATGGATCTATGAGCTTCTTCTGTACTTCCTGATTCACATTCACATCGGGCTCGACATATTCACCCGCACAGATCCTGCCGATCTCGAGATGCTCATCCGGATTCGATCCGTCCTCGAGTGTGATCCTCCACCATTGGTACGTCTGGTCTAAGAATTTCACAATCGCTTTCTCATTCCAGGTCATTGCCTGGCTGTACCCCGGCGGATCCCATGAAGGACTCCATGAATCAGAGCTGTTCGCCTCGATCTTTATCGTTGCTCCGCCCGTCAGGTTGTGCCCGAAAATCGCTACCATCGTGATCTTCTTCTCCGAGCTGAGATCGAATTTTATCCATTCCCCGGTATCTGTTTCTGTCCTCCATTTCTTTGCTACAAAATCATCGACAGCGTTGTCATCCGGCAGCCCGCTCACCTCGCTCGATGAGGTGATCGTTCCGCTGTCAAATTTGAAATTATGTAAAAACCTCGCATTACTCATTATCTCTCACCATTCGTAAATCTTACTTCATCCTGTCATTCCCGAGTGCATCAATCGGGAATCCATGTCCCTTCTGCCTTCTGCCTCTGTGCCTTTTCTGTCATTCCCGAGAGCTCCCACTGTCATTCCCGAGAGCTCCCACTGTCATTCCCGAGAGCTCCCACTGTCATTCCCGAGAGCTCCCACTGTCATTCCCGAGAGCTCCCACTGTCATTCCCGAAATCTTTAATCGGGAATCCATTCATCATTCACAATTCACGCCGTCTCATGCTTGATCCCGCGTTCATGTATAACCTCGACACCTGCTTCTGTTTTTTCCTGTATCAATGGCAATAACTTATCTTCAAAAACACGTTCGACATCACTGCCATCAAGTGCTTGTATAATAATCGTTATATGTTTCATCGGTGTACTGCCTTCATTCATCCTGTTCAGTCCGCCCTCCCCGATAAAACTCATTGCCCGCTGATTCAGCACTCCTTCTCCCGCATGTGCGTATATAAACCGTCCCTGTCCCGTTATCCCCGGTATCAGTCCGCCGTATTGATATCCTGCTGCTTTTGCAAATGGATTTGGTTGATCGATAGGAAACGGTTTAGGCCCGTAATCTATATGCGGGTCGGTACCGTAATATTTTCCTTCTTTTTCTTTAATTATACCTAACGCTACAGCCAGTTCATATGCCGCCCAAAGTGCTGCAAGTAATGGTGCTAATGCTGCTATTGCCATAACCGCACCTGTAGCAAAGGCACTCCCAATCGCTACGCCAGCCTCAGTTATATATAATAATGCTGTCCCAATTCCTGCTACAATAGCTGCAAAGGTTGACCAAGCAGTTGTTGCCGTTGTCGCTGCTGATGCCCAAGCTGTCCCTGCTGCCGTAGCTGCCGCTGATACAGAAAAACTTGCTAACCACTTGAGTGCTTGCCAAGCTATATTCGCTACCCACGCAGCTATTGACCATGCTAACCCGGCTGCTTCAGCTGCCGCTGATACAGAAAAACTTGCTAACCACTTGAGTGCTTGCCAAGCCATATTCGCTGCTTCAGCTGCCGCTGATACAGAAAAACTTGCTAACCACTTGAGTGCTTGCCAAGCCATATTCGCTACCCACGCAGCTATTGACCATGCTAACCCGGCTGCTTCAGCTGCCGCTGATACAGAAAAACTTGCTAACCACTTGAGCCCTGCCCAGGCAAGCTTTGCAACAGCAGCCCCAACCGCCCACGCAAATCCTGCCGCAGTCGCAGCAGCACTGACACTGAAACTCCCGATCCATTTTAAAAGCTCCCACGCAGCACAGGCAATCGCAGCTCCGCCGGCCCAGGCAAGCCCTGCCGCAGTCGCAGCAGCATCGACACTGAAACTCCCGATCCATTTCAATCCTGCCCAGGCTAATTTTGCTATGGAAGCTCCGCCTGCCCACGCAAGCCCTGCAGCAGTCGCAGCAGCACTGACACTAAAACTCCCGATCCATTTCAATCCTGCCCAGGCTAATTTGGCAATAGCACCTGCACCGGCCCAGGCAGCGCCGGCAAGATATGCGGCTGCATCAACACTGAAACTTCCGATCCATTTCAATCCTTCCCAGGCTTTTATGGCAATATATGCACCGGCTTCCCATACTTTTCCTGCTATTGAAGCAGCAGTTTCAACAGCTTTTCCCAGATCTTCCCAGAGTTTTAATCCATCCTTTTTTATCTTCGCAAATCCCTTATCGCCTTCCTCATCGCCGGTGAAAAGATCCGTCATATAACCCACTGCACCTCCGACTATTTCCTCTATAAGTGTCTTCGAAGCCATATCCGCTAACATCTTCCAGAAACTCTCCTTTACCTCTTCCGCAAAAACCTTGAATGAAAATGTTCCCGTCCGGAAAAACATTTCAAAACTGTCCGCCAGACTCCGCTCTATCGCAAGCCCCATGTGATATACATTTGCCTCGACCTGCTCTAAGAACGTCGGAATCGATTTTATATAATTCTGCCAACCCTTTATGAAACTCGTTGTGATATTTTCCCCTGCTTTTTTTGTATTCTCATCCAATGGTGACCCGGGTCCCACTACCGCCGCCGCTTCCTCCGCACTCTCCACAGCCGCAGTCCCGACTTTTTCATAAGACTTCACTATTTCATCGAGTTTCTCCGGAAAATTCAAAAGATCAGGATTGGCAATAAGAAGTGCTTCCCTCAAACCTTCACCTACCAATTTAAAATTATTCTTTAAATCGTATGCACTGGCTATAATCCTATCTTTCCCGTTCCCGATTGCATCAGCAACCACCTTTATTGATGCAGGGAATACTTCCTCCATGGTAAGTGCTGGTTCGACTGTTAATGGTGTCCAGTCAAATTCTCCTATCTCTATACCGATTTTATCCATAAGCCATCTGAATGGGCTTATTAGAGTATTGATAGCATTTATAAACTTCGGCCCTAACCAGTTTAGGAAGATTACAAAGAGTTCCTTCAACTGGCTGATAACAACCGCGAGTGGTGCCACTAAAGGCAGCCAGGCAACTGCTGCCACATTGACAATTGCTATCATCACTTCGGTTGCAAACAATGATAGCGATCCAATAGCTATTGCCAGTGTTTGTCCGAACATAATTGCAAATGCTTTGAATGTTTCCCAGTCGGTAAAAAGATTAACAAGTGCAACTTTTACTTCCGTCCCGAACGCGACTAATATCTCCCACGCCATCTTCAACACACCCGGCAGCCCGCCGACCTGCTCGATCCACTTTGCCGTATTGTTTATTACCGGTATAATCCCTTCTACAATAAATTTCTTCATCCCGCCGGCAAGGCTGTTTTCACCGCCTAAAACTAACGCTATCCCGACTCCCTCTATGCTTGCTTTCAGCATCGTGAATGCACCTTTCAGATTATCCAGCCGTACTTCCGCCATGGTTTTTGCGACACCGTCCGATGCTTTCATTTCGTCTCTAAATTCTTTAAAGTTTACAGACCCTTCCTTAATAAGCTGTATCATTCCGGGCGCGCCGCGTGCACCGAATACTTTATTCATAAAAGCAATGCCCTGTGCTGTATCGAGAATTTCAGGCGTGAACTGTTCGAGTATTTCATCCATTTTTAAAAATTTACCCTGGGCATTTACTGTGTTTATGCCCAAATCTTTTAAGACTTTATTTGCTTCATCGGTTGGATCTACTATGCTCATCATGACATTGCGGAATGTGGTGCCTGCCATAGTTGATTCTATACCGGCTTTACTCATCAAAGCTAACATACTAACGGTATCCTCGAGAGATACTCCTAGTCCCGATGCGACAGGTCCTGCATATTTCATTGCCTCTCCTAACTCAATAACACCGGTTGCCGTAGAAGATGCTGCCTGCGCTAATACATCTGCTACATGTGTTGTGGCTGTGGCTGGAAGGTCAAATATATTCAGTGCCTGTGCGGCTATCTTTGCAGCTTCTGCTACCTCGATACCGCCCGCTGCTGCCAGATCTAGCGCGGAGCCTACTGAATTTAAGGTATCGGCGACAGAAAGCCCCGCCTTCAACAGTTCTTCCATCCCCTGAGCAGACTCGGTGGCGCTGTAAGCGGAATCCCTGCCAAGCTGTTTCGCCTTCTCTGAGAGTGCCGCCATCTCTCCTGCAGTAGCCTGAGAAACAGCCTTCACAGCCGACATCTGTGCCTCATAATCCATGCCCCATTTCATGGACATGGTACTGAATGCAGCCGCCGCTGCAATAGCCGCTATGACAGCACGGTTCATCCATTTGGAAAAACCCTTCGAGAACTTCTCCACCACTCCCGAAGCGTTGTCCCTCGCATTGATATGAACCGCCACTGTATAATCTTTAGCCATTTCCTCTTACCTTTCCCCCTTAATAAGGGGGATCAAGGTGGATCGATCCTCAACCCCTCGCCCGCTTGCGGGAGAGGGCAGGGTGAGGGCATTTCCCCTTCTCCCTTCACTTCTTCTTACTTTTTTCTGCACTCAACTGTATCATCTCATCACGTATCACCGAAAATGCTTCCATCGTTGCATTATCCTGGTCCATAACTCCCCCTTTTAAGGGAAGGGGGCCCGCGATGACTACGAGCCCCCCCGGGGATGGACTGGCGGTGTGGCAGAGATGGAAAAGGTTAATCATTTCTTTCGACCAGTCGCTGATGAAACTGTTCGGACATTCTTTCAGTATATTTTTACCCAGGACTACTACCGGTCGTCCGTCTTCTCCCCGGTATTCTCCTCCGCAGTTACGTGCTTTTTGACGCCTGTCATCGCATTCGTCGCAGTCCCAGGGTTCTTTACGGGCGAACCACCGGACTGCGATCTGAAGTTTTTTATATCGCCCTCGTTCAAAATCGAAACATCACTTATTGCTGCCTCGATCTCATCCGCTAACTCGATATATGTCGTGTCTAAAAGCTCCTCCACCGTCGTGATTTGCTTCCCCTCGTAATCGAGATTGCGGATATCTCTTGCATGATTTTCGAATGTCTTCAGCGATATTTCACCCTGGTTGGTTTTGAATCCACCGCCTTTGGCACGTTTTGCGGTGATTCCGCCTGAGATCCTCCGTACTTCACGTACTGTGAGCGGAAGAATCTCTACCGTGATCCGTTTATCTTCCGGTCTGTCACGGTTCCCGTCATACTCCGGTACATAGGTAATCCAGTCCATTCCATCCATCCTTTCGTTATTACAGAACTGGCAGGTCTCTCACCTGTCTGTGCTCGTCAGCCATTCTCAGTTCATAAGAGAATCGAAAGTGTGTCAGTATTTGTGCTTTCGCCACAGCTCTGTTTTTTATTTTACATTTCCTGTCATTCCCGATTTCTCTCCTGTCATTCCCGATTTCTCTCCTGTCATTCCCGTGAAAACGGGAATCCCCTTCTGCCTTATCCCCTTCTGCCTTCTGCCTTACCTCATATCACCAGAAATGCATCCACCTTCGTCCCGTCTAATGCGGAATTCAAATCGATCGTATTGCTCTCGATATTGTCAACATGAACTGTGAGTGCCGGTGCAGTCCCTTCCTTTGCTTTATCCAGGAATGCATCGATACAGGATATAATCTCCCGTTTATATGGCAGCCCTAACTTATCACCCCAGCCGATGGACGTGGTAGCGCCGGTATCGTCGTGTGCAGGAATAGTGATTTTGGTGACCGTCTTGAAAGCTTTGCTGCCCTCGACCGTTCCTGGCGTATCCACTGTGAATGCCGGCAGCGTTTCACTTATCGCAGCATCTAAGAAATTGGTGCCTTCGATAGTCACCTGAATCGCCTTGATATCACCACCGGTACCTCCTGCCGTAGCCGTGATACTTCTCGGTACCGCCGGATCGGTAATTTCGGTTGTAATCTCCTGCTCTGAACCGTTATCCGTGACTGCCGCATGAACACCGGTGGTACTGGCTGCAACTGCATCTTCCGCCGAAACCTCAAAATGTGTAATAAAACTACGGTCGAGATCCTCACTAACTACATCGGATTTTATCTCCTGACCGCTTGGATTAAAAGGATATGTTACTGACATGATATATTCTCCTTTTCAATTTTATGTAGGGGCAAGTCTTGCGCCTGCCCATTATCATTTCCTTATTCCCCTCGCCCGCTTGCGGGAGAGGGTAGGGTGAGGGCATATCTTAATGGAATTTTACAACTATTTCGTCTTCACCTGCGGATCCAAGGCATTTCCCTGCTAATGAAATCGTGCACTCGTCGCTATCAGGGACATCTATATTCGGGATCTCGAACTCTACCTGATTAGCATCGATCTCCATTTTATACCCCTCTGTATCTCCCAGGTTGACCTCGATATCCTGTGCCGTGAATCTCTTGGCATCGTTGAGCCATTTCGCTGCGTTTTTCTTAAAATAAAGATCGAGCGAGCAGGTCACTTCTCTGAAGTCCGGATGTCTGAATCCACTCGCTGATTCCGATCCGAACTCATCATTCCGCAGTCCAACTTTTTGATCAACATCGAAACTACAGCCTGTTATCAATATTTCGGGTGTCCCGATTTTCACATTCCCCACGATCACAGGGATAACATTGCCGATCGTTGTAGGAGTCAGCGGCAGAGGTACGACAGCAGCTCCGCTCGACTGGCTTGCCACCTGTGCATTCAGCGTACTCCCGCAGAGATAGTGATCCTTTGCCTCACCCGAGAATGTCACCTTCGGTTCGTCTCCGCCGCCGAATTTGAATGACCATTTGGAAGGGACAGCGCCGCATATCGCCTCACGGTGCGGACCAACATCGTTGAATATACTCAGTGAAATCGAAGGCTCAGCCAGCAGTATATAATCGACACTCGTGTCCTGGTGAACTTCTTCTTTACCGAACATCGCTTCCCAGAGAACAGCATCATCCGGTTTTGTGCCCTTCGATCCTGATGGCAGCGAATATTTTTCAATCGACCAGTCCGCCGATTTCCTGCCGGTAAACCTGCTGATTATAGATCGTGTACTGCCTTTCTCTAACCGGTCCTTACGTTCCTGGGATATGTTCATCTTACACGAGAGTACCTTGATCGCATCCCCGCCTGCAGGATGTACAAGCGTTCCGTAAGCATCCGCACCCTCTGCTTTAACAAATACAATCTGTTCTCGTCCGTATGCGTATATATCACTCATTTCCTTTTACCTCCTTGTATTTTCGTAGGGGCAGGTTTCACATCTGCCTTTGCCTCTTCTGTCTCTGTCCCTTTTGCCTCTGTCCCTTTATTTTTTTTCTGTATGATTTTGCGTGAACGTTTAGGTTTAACCTTTTTCACCTCTGGCAAAGATTTTTTCGCTACAGATAATGATATTTCCGTTCCGGATAGAGGCTTTTTTATTTCCTGGAAATCTGATCCCTCTGAACAGAGACTTCTGCCTGTATCGTCCGGAACAGTTATGCTTTTTCCTGGTGCTGCATAACCATATCGGCCTGTCCATCACACCTATGATCCCGACCCTGAGATCACGTTTATCGTGATAGCTCATTTGATTCTCGATCTCCTCAGGTTCTCCCGTTGCCACGATTAATAATGCCGGCTTATCCTCGCCCTCGAATTCAGTCGGAACAAGCGGCACCCGCTTCACTGTCTTAACTTCTGTCCAGTAAGGACCCTCTCCGTCTATCGCGGTCAGCGTTGTCTCCAGATCTTGTAATATCAATTCCCGTTTCGGTTCTTCTGCCATCCTCGTTTCCTTTTGTCATTCCCGAAGTCTTTAATCGGGAATCCATTCCTTATTACCCTCGCCCGCTTGCGGGAGAGGGCAGGGTGAGGGCACTATCCTATCGATATCTCGATCTGCCGCCCGAATATCAGTTCAATCTGAGCTTTAACATCATTGTATGATTTTAGTAACCATTCACGTTTCGGCATGGTAACTTTCTTCGTCCGGATCCACTTGCTATCTATTTGAAAAACTAAGTATTTCGCATTCTTCGGTCTGATAATCCCGCCGTATTCGTGTATTGCCGCTTGCACAACCGGGCTTCCCACTCTGCCGCTTATAACATTTCCTAATCGCCTTACAATCGATTTTACAGAATGCTGAAACCGATGAGTACGTGCTTTAAGCGTTGCTCCTGCAAGGTGATGTGTCTTTGCTCGTGTTTCGACAAGCGAGCAAGATTGTACAACGGCTTTGTAAATTCTTCCGGGCATCGCTTTTGCAGTCTTATCCATGCCCCTTCTGGAATCATCTACCCCGTCAAATCTCACATCTGGTTCCATCGTTTTTCCTCTGTGCCTTTGTGCCTTCTGCCTCTTTGCATTGTAGGGGCTTAATACATTAAGCCCTCTTTGTCATTCCCGAAATCTTTAATCGGGAATCTCAAGTCCCTCTCCGGGGGATTTAGGGGGCTACCGCCTCGCATATAACCGTTCAAGTCGCTTCATGATCTTTTCCTGGTCCTCTGGCCCGCGCTCGTATGTCGCCGTGCCTTCACCGGTACTCTCACCGCGTTTTGCAAGCGCTTTTCTTCCATGACCGGATAGATAATACTCGAGAGCCGCAATCTGCTTCACACACCGCTTTAGATCGCCAGGAACCGTGCTGTATCCACCGGTATATGTCACTAAGATACTTCCAGGGCCACCGCCGAAAGCTTTACCCGAAACAAGCCTTAAAATGCCGCTGTCTTGATCAACCGTATAATCACTTGATCCTAAAGCAGCCCCATCCACTGAAACAGAGGATATATCAGTCACCGGAATATTTTTTAGAAGAACAGCTTGCTTGCCCCCGTCGTGCCGTTCGTCAGAATGTTCGGCAGATTTAATCACCCGCCCTAAGCGCTTCTCTATCGTATCTGACCAGTCGTTGATAGCCCGTTGAAGAAAATCATCATCATCTGATCCGCTCAGTTTAAGCCAGTCCTTGAATTCAGCTATCGTTACGAGTGCATTGTCTGCAGCATCAACCGCCATATCAGCCCCTTATTCAATGTCTAAACCGAAATTTCTACGCTGCTCTGTTCGCTTGATCACATTCATTATGTTACGGCGCCGTGATCTGGTTTCCCTGATCGTCAAACCGTTTTTTTTTCTGCAGTAGATTCATCATTTGTTTCAGCTGGAACTCCCTCAGCTTCCCTGATCATAACAATCAATTCCGGTTTCTTCGTCCCTTTGGGAACTTTGATTCCTTTCCCGGATGCTATTTTCCGAAGCTTATTGTAATTCAAATCCTCGAGCTCCATGGTCGCTGGTTCTGTTGCATCAGGTTCTTCAACTGGTATTGGAACACTCGCCACCGGCTCTGCAATTCCATGATCAATCCACCTGCGCGCCGTATTGCTATCTATCTCAACAATATCGCCTGGTCTGAGAACTTCACCTTCCCACCGTGTCTGCAGTTTCATTTTGACTTTCATAACAACCTCATCAATTAAATGTAGGGGCGGTCCCCGACTCGATTAATTGTATTTCGTACTTCGTAAATCGTAAGGGCAGGTCTTGTTCGCTGCGTTGCATCGCAAAGAGCACCTGCCCTTTTTGTCATTCCCGTGAAAACGGGAATCCATTCATTCTACACAACCAGATAAGCATCCACCTTCGTCGCGTTCAGTGCCGAATTTAGATCGATGGTGTTGCTCTCGATTGCTGTGGCGCTTGCGGTGACTGCCGCAGCTGTCCCTTCGTGTACACTGTTGAGAAATGCATCGATGCAGGGAATTTCTTCTTCTGCGTAAGGCAGCCCTAATTTATCACCCCAGCCGATGGCTGTGGTCGCAGCGGTACCGTCATGAGCCGGAATGGAGATACTTGTGACCGTCTTGAAAGCCTTGTTACCCTCGACCGTTCCAGGCGTATCCACGGTAAATACCGGCAGCACCTCGCTGATCACCTCGTCGAGAATATTGGTACCTGTGATAGTTACCTGAATGGCCCCGATATCGGTTCCCGTACCGCCTGCTGTTGCCGTGATACTGCGCGGCACTCCGGGATTGGTGATTAACGTGGTGATTACCTGCGTTGAACCGTTACACGTAACCGCCGCATGAACACCGGTGGTGAGGGCTGCAAGTGCTTCCCCTGCTGTCCACTCTAAATGTGCAACGAAACTCCGGTCGGGATTGTCATTTGCAACATCGCTCTGTACTACCTGGCCGAGACCAGGATTCTTAGGATAAAATCCCATGGTATTTTCCTCCTCAATTCATAATTGTCATTCCCGAATTCCTCTATCGGGAATCCATTCATAACTCACAATTCACAATTGCTTACGCTTACGGTGTCAACACACCGAATGGATACCTGTTAGCCTCTACCGGCTGCAAATCCGGCACCGCTTCTCTGGAACATGATTTCCTCGCCGTCTAATTCATAACGGGCTTTCTCGCCCATCGAGCGAAGGAAAATCGGCTGTCCGTTTGCATCCCTGAGACCTCTCAGTTTTGCTTTCATCGAGATACTGGCAATATTAAGGGTAATGCCGAACCCGTCAGCTTCTACAGCAGCATACATGCCGTTTACGCCCAGAAGATCGTCGTACATATCGACTCCCGTACCGAAAGCAACTGCGTTGCCTGCGGAAGTCGCGGCTGTTACGATGTCGATGGGCCAGGCTGTAGGTTTGTTCGTGCCGAAGAAGACAGCACCGTCTATTACTTTACCGAACGCTGTCACTATCTGCGGCCTGACCTGTGCCCAGATGTCGTAATCGGCATCGTCAAGAACCGCTTCCGGTATCGGTACAATACAGACGATTTCTTCTGCATTGAGATATTTGTTTTCCCAGGTCTGCTCGGTTGTTTTCTTCAGGCCTGTATCCCCGTCCACAAAATATGCCACCGGCATAACGCTGACCACGGGTACTCGCCGCTGTTTCCTGGACATATTCGGAAGCTTCCTGAATAGCCTCAGCGCCGCTGATTCTTCGGGTACTCTCTGAATGATCTCTGTCGCGGCATCTTCAGGTATCAGAGCTTCGGCATCCGATCTGCTTATAATTTGATCATAATCTCCCATGATTCTTTACCTCCTCTTTCATAATTCACAATTCACAATTTATAATTCATGTTATTTTCTGTCTGCTGATTTACGAATAAAAGTATTCATGCCCTTCCCGGATGTGCTGCCGGCTGGTTCATTACCTTCCCCCGGCTGCTTCGATTCTGCAATCCGCTTCTCAACTTCAACTAACCGCTCATCGACCTTCTTCACCGATTCGGTTATCTCATTGAGCTTTTTCGCCTCATCGGTATTCTGATCAGTATCCTGATCGCCCTTCTCAAGCTTCTCCAGACGTTCGTTCAGCTTGGTCGCTGTTTCCGTAAGCTCATCTATCTGCTTGGCTTTCTCGTCGGCAAGCCGTGTCTCGAGCTCGGTGATTTCTTTTTTCGCAGCTTCATCCGGATCCTTTCCGGCCAGCCTCTTTACAATTTCAATAACCTTTTCTGTAAATTTACTCATCGTACTTCCTCCGTTGTCTAAACGTAATTCAGGTATTTCCTTTTCGAATTTATTGTATAATTTTTTCAGCTTTGCATATGCTGTTTTCCTTGCACTCTCAGGAATATCGATACCTCCTCGTGCTCCATTCAAAGCCGCCATCGCAGCACGGCTGCCGTTCCAGAATACCGTGAGTTTCCCGCCTTTCATCTTCGCCACCGGCAGCTTGTATGCTTCTTTCGTCTCCGGATCCTTGTCGGGATCCTGATAAAGACATGCCTGCTTCAATCCATTCCAACCTAACGCATCGATGATCGCATCGGCATCTTTACTCCAGTCCCAGTCCCACGGTAAGCTGTCATTATATTCCAATCTCTCAACAAGCTGAAACCGGGCGTCTAAATTCGCCACCGGATAACCGATCGTAATCCCGTCTAAAACAAATTTGGTAAACCGTACAACACTCCTCCCGTCGATTTCTTCTTCCTTGAATCCGTATGGTATCACCTCGACCGAAAACCCGTTGTATTCATACTCTGCCCGTCGAAGCATAACCGTATACCATGTGCCGCTCGATATCTATCCTGGTAATCGGCACTCGAAATATCTGTTTCCCGGTATTCATTGTATTTTTTTTCTTACGATATTCAATTCTATTTTTAATCCAATCAACTGAGAGCATCTACAAAACCTCTTTTCGGACGGTTAATTATCCATTCTGGCATGCCCACAATTCTTGCAATTTCACGCAATAATGATTTCCCAATTCCATCTTTTACACGATCACGAATAGGTATTCTCGATATATAATCCACAATCGGTTTATGTAGGTAAATCCAGTCAACATTAATTCCTAATTTTTCAGCAGAATTAAACATTGGAGTCAAATGCTCTTCTTCGAGTTTTCCAAAAAAATATTTAAAAGTTTCTTCCTGTGAAGAAAACCTTGAGCTTGTATAAACATGCCACCAATAACCCCCCATTTGCTCATCGATGCCATCACCGGCTAAAATATCTGTTATAAATTTTGAGGCATATTTCAAAATAAGCATTACTGCATTATCCCCACGATTCAGTCTGTCAAAACATTTTATTGATTCAGATATTTCTTCTTGTTTTGGTAGATATACATAATGATTTAGCTGTTTTTCTTTTGATAATTTCATAGCTGAAATTACATCAGGATGTTCATATGATTTACCAATAGTAAAACATGGGATACCCGGGTAATATTTATTCCCCAAAATTGCAATTATTGAACTATCAATACCTCCCGATAAAAGTATTCCAGGTCTTTTGATATTGAAAATTGCTTGCTGTAATTCATGGCTTATGATTTCAAGCAATTCCTCAATACTATAAATATTTTCATCAACTTTCCAATTGCCTATTTGCACAGGGTACCGTTTCGCCATCTGCTTCTGCTTCCTCATTACTCCAGTAGACATCTTGATCTTCTACCAATCCTTTTAAACAATGCTGTATTTCTTTTTGTTCATGAAGATGATGAATGAGATAAAGCCAATCTTCAAGTCCATCTCCTTCTGTTTCTTTAAATTTTTTTATTCTATATTTTATTCTTTCAATGATTTGCTTTCCCATAATCGCCTCTAAAACAAAAAAGCCGCATGCATCTCTGCCCACGGTTTTATATATAATATAATTTTTATGTTAATACTGTGAAAAGTGTTACACTTTTTTATACCTTCTTCATTTTTTGTAACACTTCAAAAGGTTCATTTTTAAAGAGCTTTAACAAAATTAAACAAGATCCAGATGGCTTTCTCGAATTTTTATATGAATAATATGTGCTTAACTTAATCCCGATCAGATCCGCAAAAGCCCTTGTCGTCAACCCGAGTCTGTTCCTGATAGCTTCAATTTCTTCAAATTTCATAATCTAATCCTTTCAAAATATTCTATTGACATAATATTATTTTTTGTTTATTTTTCTTATGACATCACTATTGACTTGTTTCCAAGTCTTTAAATTGTCAGAGAAGCGAAGGATATATTCGCTGTTTGTCGATATCGAAGCACGGCTCTGTTGGTTAAGTCCATTATCCGTGCTTTTAGATAATTTTCCCATCAAGTAACTTTACCAAATTACATTTTTTACAACGGTAATGTTAAATAACTTTGCCACCACCTTGAAAAGTGTTACACTTTTTTATACCTTTCTCATTTTTTGTAACATCTCTTCGGGCTCTTTTTTCAGCAATCGCAAAATTTTTTCAACTGCTCCCGATCGATTCCGTGCATTACGATACGAATAATAGGTGTTCACTTTAATCCCGATAAGCTCTGCAAAAGCCCGTGTCGTCAGTCCGAGCCTGTTCCTTATTTCTTCAATCTCTCGAAATTCCATTCTTTCATTACGATAACTTTCTCTCGCTAAGGTACTTTTTATTTCATCTTTAATATTTTTTTTAAGATGAAAATTGATATATCGTTTATCATTTCGCTTGATTGCATTATAACAATATATACAATGATACCTTTCATTGATAACATAATCAGGATTTGCATTAATAGGTCGGCCGCAGAGTTCACATGCGAGCTGTATTTCAAATAGAGGTGTTCCCTCGTCATCAACCACAATCGATTTTTCTGCTATTTTTTTCATTTGAAATCCTCCTTTTTAATTGTTTATTTTGCCGTCAAAAACCATGTCTTATATGAATCGCTATAAAGGAAATCTTTCGGAAATATATTGCTCTCATCCCAATCCTTTTCTCCGCTCATGCCAAAATCAAATCCGGCTTTAGGAATCCAGCAGGTATATTCCTTTCCTTTTGATTCAATTAATCGGGAAAGCATGACAGCCTTTTCAGTTTCTTTAACAATCACAGCCTTAACAGAGACACTCTTTAATCCATTATTATATCTCGTCACAAAATCTTCTGAAATTCTCGCTGCTGACTTCGGGCTCGTTATTGTAATTTCTTTTTTCATCGGGGGTCTCCTTATTTTTCTTGATAGTAAAATAATAAATATACTCTATTATGTCAAGTATTATTATTACATTGTATAATTATTCTTTAAAAAATGTCCCCGCAAAGCCTTTATTCATAGGCTTTTACAGGGACAATAAAAAAAGTGAAAAATATTTTTAAAAAAGTTATTTTTTTATATGATATGTTGCATAATGCAACACATTTTTTAGTATTTTTTCTTTATACTTTGTAAATAATATACTCTACATTGTATGTTTTTCACTGCTATTTTTTTATTTTTTCTCTTTTTCTTCAGCCGTATCTCCTTGTCTCGCATATAGTTACAAATAGTGTAATAGTTTATAGTTAATATTTTCCAAATATTTCTTATATATTTCGTAAGTCGTTGTCTCGCATATATATACAAACGCCCATAGACGCATTATCTTTTTTTAAGAATGTTATTTACACTTGTTTAAAATTTTAAGCGATTTTTGAGCCGTTTCTGACACTTTTTTTCACCTGTTTTCACCAAAATATTCCAAAACTGATTCCGTCGTTACCCGTTTAGGTCCGATAGTTTGAATTTCATCAAAATACCCACTATTAATCCGCCGATAAACATACATTCTCGGCTTCCCCAGCACTTCCGCAAGGAGCGCAACAGGCCACCACTCACGTTTCTTCACACGTTCGAGTTTCTCTTTCAATTTATCATCCATTAAAACAGCCATAATTTTCCCTTTGTGCCTTCTGCCTTATCCCTTCCTTGTCCGCCGAAGCAAATTTATTTGCGAAGGCGGATCACTCCCACTCCATCTTGACATTTTTATACTTCTTATAAATCGCCAGCAGCACATCCTCTAACGGCTTCTCTTTGATCTTCATAGACGGCACACTGAATGTCCAGGGCAAAGGATTATCCCTGAGTTCCTGAATGGCTTCTTTTATACAATCTTTAAACTCTTTAAGAACGATGACTAATATTTTACCCGTTTTGCTGTGTACATTAACCATGAGTTCGGCAGGATAATATTCACCATCGTATGGCTCGATATATTTCTGTTCCATTTCGGCATAATAACCACACTCGAGAACAATTGTATTTGTTTTTAACATATCTTCCCTGAGCTTCAGTTTCACATCATATTCCATCTTATCCCCCCTGTCATTCCTTTTTTATTGTCATTCCCGAGCGCCCCTATCGGGAATCCATTCATAAGTCTTTTTTCGTTAAATCCGGCCTCGAGAGCCAGAAGCAGTAACAGTTCGGATGCAGCGGTATTAAATTCATCGCCTCGTCAATCGTCATCGTCTCACCATGATGTGGCGAACATAGAGAACAGTCACCGCCATTGTAATAGAACTCGACAATCTCGATCCCCATTTCCTTATATCCCACCAGGGCGCCGTTATTTACTCCTCTCGCTACCTCGGTCCTGGCAATCCGCTCAGCCTCGTATCCCTTCATATCGTCGAATATCGCCTGGACATCTTTCGTGATTTCCCTGATCGGTTTCCCTTCTTTGACACCCTCGATAATCGTCTGATCGAGATTGCCCTTGAGCCGCTTCCATCGTAAAACCGAATATGATTTTCTCTAATTCTTCGTAAACACCCATTATACCACCTCCCCTTCCACAAATTCAATTTATGAATGGGATTAATGGTTTATTGTAAGTACACCACGTTTTTTACAGTGTTTGCAACGGCATGGAGGGTCTGCTCCTGCATTACCCTCAGCATCATCGCCAGACCATCTATATCTGTCCTCTGCCCCCATAAGGCAATAATAAGGATTATTATTACCAGATACAACGTCATGTTCTCGGTGACCATTTTCCACATTTTTTCTTTCCATTCTACTTACAAACTTCTCAAAGCTAATTAAGGCTTCTTCGTTGGTTTGTCCAGTATCAAATGTATAGTGTTGAAACCATTTTAAACACCAGGTTTCATAATGAAGCAATTTAATCTTTATTTTTGGTTGAGAAGGGTTTACTTCTTTTTTTACATTATTATTAAATACGGTTCTTGCCACTTTCAACAACTCTTTTTCCGTTAATTTTTCTTTATACATTTTATCTTGGGTCACAAGATGATTCCATATTCTTCCCTTTCTCAGCCCTTTATGGTTTCCGCCATAATCTTCTCGATGTTCACCGTCCTGAACCCATCTTATATGAAATGTATAAACAGGATATGCTTGTTCATTTTCTATCAATTTAGTATTTTCTATGTAAACACCCATTATATTGCCACCTTCGTTTTCCCGGCTTCAACCTGCTTCATCACCTTCTTCTCGATCTTCTCCACAACCTTCACCCAGTCATTTATAAACCGCTTCACCAGATCTTCCTGGTCGACAAACTCGTCCGTACGCTGTTCAACAATTCCGAGATCTGCGAGGAATCCATATATCTCCCTGTCAAGTCGCTGTGCGAGCTGTACCGGTATCATCTTTTGCCTTTTTATCATTCGTAAATCAAAAATCGTAAATAATTCTGTCATTCCCGAGTGCCTCTATCGGGAATCCCCCTTAATCCTCATTTGTAACTCTTTCCTCAACTCAATCAATTTCCCTATAAAATCAATTGCCTCGACCTTCGCTAACCGCTCCGCCACTCCTGCCGGCAATCCCTTTGCAATCGCAATCTCCCATGTATTGAGATCGACAAGCCCGAGCGGCGTATTCACCACCCGCCGATCTCCGCCTTCCACCGACTGCATGTTCAGTTTTGCCCTGACCTCATTCACCGTGAAAACACCCTTATTACTATAAATCTCGTCAATCTTCGCTTCCTGGTAGCGGTCTTTGAGTGACAAAGGCTTGAATACATATTCCCAGTTTTCAAATCCGAATCCGTGCTTTATCAGATGATCGAACCGCACTTTAAATATTTTCTGAATCGGCTTCGCAACTTCATTCTGGAATACCTCATCCTGTGTGAGCGTATTCGCCCTGTTCGCATCTTCATAGATCGCTACCTTTGCCGGCGGCACCCTGAGAGCTGTAAGCACTCTCTGACGGTTATTCTCCTCGAGTGTCTCGAATGATTTCCCCTCGAGCTCACGTTTGATCTGCTCGACCACCGACTTCCCGACACCATCGAGTATATACATCGTCTGTGATCCGTCGCTTGTATTCTGATAATCTGCCACAATACGATCTCTGATTCCCTTATCGATGTTTTCTTCTATGAGAACAAGCAAATCAGCAAGAACACCCTGGTCGAACCAGTTCAGATTTTTCTCGTCTCTTAAACTGTTCATGAGTACTGTATTCACAAGTGCATAGATCATCGGTTTGCCATAGACTCGATGTCCCGGTTTCTTATTGATCGCCCGAAGTATCTGGTGCTGCTTCATATCACGGTCCTCATTGCCGTATTGCGAAAATTCGACCTTCTCATTGTTTTTCACCATCGCAAATCCTGTCATGTCTTTTTTCACCCGTACGAATTCAGCCGGCGCATGAACCAGATCCACGAATGCCTTACCTCCCTCGATGATTTCAAAATTCCAGTTCCCGAAAATAATATAATCGGTGGTGCATGATCTTATTTTCTCGTTGAGCGACATCGGGTTCGTCGGATCATTCGACTCGAAGAAGAACTCCTCGAGTATTTTCCGCTCCTTCTCTTTCTCTTTCCCATCACCTTTCCATTTAAGCTCCATATCGCAGGCACTCACATTGGTAGCAATCGCATCAACAGCACCGGAAAGGTAGGGATCGAGATCGGGCAGACGTGCCATGATCGCCATCGAGAACGGCGGTTTGAGAAGGTCCATACCTTCATAAACCTTATCGAGATCTGGCTGCTGTGATTTACCTTTTTCCTTTTCCTGCGCAAGCCGCATCACCGGATCCGGGTATTCACGTTCAATCCGGTTTTTAAAAGATTCTATCTCCTTGAGTCCATACCGTTTCCCTATCGATAATCCCGCTATCCGTTCCATTTTTATATCTCCTTATCATTTCATTTATGTGTCATTCCCGATCTGCCTTATCCCTTATCCCCTCGTCACTTTCATATATCCGACTTTTCTTCTCGATTTTTGCCACCACTTCTGCATGGTGCAGAGTAGCGCATCCGGAAAGTGATCTTCCTTTTTTATTATCTTCCCGTGTTTATCACGTCTCCATTTTTTAAGCTGTTTTATCACAACCTTGAATCTTTCCGGAATTTCAATCTTCTTCTTTTCAAAAAACCATTTCACCGCCCCTGCACCTGCCTCCTTAAAGCTCACAAACATTACTTCATGAACGATAAAATCCGCCTTCCTCAATGCATCGTTCTCAAACGGATGTGAGCTGTCACCATACACTTCATTAATATCATACATTTTCCGCCAGTCTTTTAAAGCATTTGTTATCTCCTCAATCCCTTTCTGGTGAAAAGACATCCGGTCGAATATTCTGAGCTTCTCACCGACTAACTGAGTAGCCAGAGCGGCAGCCATGCCCTTGAATCCCCAGTCGATCCCGAATGCCCCGGGAACACCCTTTATAAAAGGCACTTCATCAATACATGCTTCTTTCAAATCCTCCAGATTGATAACACGCCCTGCTCCGGATGGTTTTCTGCCCATTAATTCTACTTCGAACCATTCCTTTGTTTCTTCTTCCCACATGTCGAAAAGATATTCAAGCGATATCCAGCATAATGTGCTGTTATTATGTGCTTTCCCCTGGCAGTAATCTTCCCTGAATTCAGGTATACAATCCTTACATTTCCGGGTACATTTCTCACAGACATCGAATGCATCCCATTCATAGAGTTTATATCCACGGTCCTCATAATTATCGAGAAGATCTGCAAAGGTACCGTCGATATTATGCGCAGTCGAGGCCCTGATTATTATCAGAGGTTTTGCTGTCGAGCCGGTCCCCAGAACAGCCTTGACAATCTTTTCCTCCATTTCGCATTCTTCATCCAGAATAATCATTCCGCCATGCCCTCGACCGGGATGCGGTCCTCGAGCACGTCGTGTGCTTGCCGGTAAAAACCTGATCCAATTACCGGTCCTTCCTCTGGTAATCTGCTTGGTTAATTCGGGAATATATTCAGCGACCTCGCCATCAGCATTGAGAACACTCGTGACTTCTTCGTATACTTCTTTTGCCTGTTCTTCTCCGCCTGATGCTATCAATACATCGAATAACTTGAAAAGGAAAACACAGGCTGAGAGATCACCAAGACTGTATGTTTTACCGCCGCCTCGAGGGCCTTTCCATATAGCTCTTGTTACCTTGAGATAATAGATATCCAGAAACATCTCCTCGAGGATGGGAGGATAATAACTGCCAGTCTTTGCCAGAAACTCAATCGGCTTGTGGCTGTATTTACCTATGAGCCGGTCACGGTCCCTGAATTCCTCGAGGAATACATTCAGTATCTCATTTTTTTCATCATAGCGTGTGATCATGTTTCGCTCTTTATCTCCTCAAAAATTGCCTCTTCGATCTCATGCTTATGGGCTGCAATCACTGGTCCGACATTCGGATTTTTCTCGAGTACCATAATAAGCACATTTATCACCTGTCGAATTGGCGCTGCTGAATGTTTTTTACCCTTCATTTTATATTCCAGTCCACCTAATCTGGCAAAAGCGGAAAGTACTAATCCAATATTTTTATCTGTTATTAAATCATCTTTCTTCAAGCATGTAATGAGCTGGTCATAGACCTTGTCCCTGATCTCCTCGATAGCTTCTACCATCGGCTTTATTTTCTTCACACGTTCCTTATCGCTCTTTACCGCCAGAGCCTTGCAGTATTTCTTATAACGGCCTTCCCAGTTCAGTTCCGGATCGTTTTTCCATTTAGTGAGATTGTTTTTTGCAAACTTGGGAAATTCCTCACGCATCCGCCGTATCGTTTCTTCATACGGAAGTTGCTGAATCATGAATAACTCGAAAGCTCTTTCCTTTACTTCAGGCGGGCATTTGCTCATAATCCAGCGCTCTCTTTTCCTTTAAAGGATATTTCATATTTGCTAATTCTCTTCTGCATTTGGAACATGGTTGTTCATCGTGTTGAAATGCCTTTATTGACTTATAAAATCCACATCTTTTACATCTTTTTAAGTTCATCACAAATTCCCTTTCAATAAACAGTTATCACAACAGGATTCCCGTTATTCTCATTGATCACAAATTCTTTATTTAAAAACTGGTATCGCCGGCATCCGTTATGTCCTGGTAAAAGCTTCCCGCAGCTGATCGCAAGCCTGGCCATATCCATACAATTCTGATCTGTCCAGCTTGGATATCTCTCTTTCATCCGTTCCAAGGCATGTTTCGTAAAGCTGATCATCCCGACCCCTTTTGTCATTCCAGAGATCTTTGACATGTCATTCCCGAGATCCCTGACCTGTCATTCCCGAATCATTAATCGGGAATCCATTCCTCATTCTTCCAAAATCTTCTTTGCCTTTTCTTCGCTGAAATGTATACGTTCTCGAAATTCACTTTGTTTACCGATATTGTACTCGCTTACCGGCCGGTAATACCCCATCACGCGGCTCCAGATCTCGCATCTTTGACGTTCGCTGTCCTTAACGACAATCGTTCCTTTCGGTGTTTTCCTTTTGATCATGGCAAATTGTAATAATTATCTCCTGAAAAAAAATACTTTGAAATATACAGCCGCCAATACCGTCATAAATATGATCCCGGCGATACATAAAAATTGTGGGTTCGTTTCTTTAAAATATTTGATTACCAAAACTACCAAGGAGCATATACCTACCGTAACAATGCTCGCCATAATTGATTTTAACCAGTTCATTGTTCATCGTCCTTTCCCTGTACGGCTGACATATTGTAATTGCTTTCATTTTTAAACCTTTCTATTCCGGAAATTCCCTTACCCTCAAATCCTCAGGCCATTCATCCATATTCTTGCTTAATTTTCCGTTAAGATGAATCTGCTTCACAAATACAGGGATATTGAAATCTTTACATTGCCTGATACCATCTCGAATCCAGTCAATTTTACATGACCTATGGTGAGGCCCTGATTCTGCTCCGAATATAACCCATTCAATGCCTCGATTATAAGCATCTTCGTCTGTCCAAAAATAAGGCGCAACATTAATGCTTTCCAGCTGTGGCTCAACACTCACAATCCTCTTACTTGCCAGTATATCCAAGAGAATCGGTATCATTTCGTCAGCGTCTTTTTGTTTGGAGATTGAGACACCAGGCCAGAGATTTGGAATTGTTTTGGTTGGAAATTCTCTTTTATAAGGCGATAAAGAACAGGCTGGTCTTTTAAGATGTTCCAATTCATCTTGTCTTATATATGATACCCGGGAAACAAAATCATTCATTCTCTCTGGTCTTTTTGTAAGAATTATAAATGTATGTTCTGGTAAGGCTGCAATTACATCAAACACACTGTATATAAACAATTCGGGTACTTCCTCGTGAAACAGATCACTCATTGAACAAACGAATATTTTTCGAGGCCTTCTCCAATGAAAAGGTTTACTTAATCGTTCTGAATGGGTTACTACATTAGTAAATTTTCTATCTCCCCAAAACCGCTTTGCAATGCGTTCAGCATAGCAGTTATTACAGCCTTCACGTATCTTTGTGCAGCCTGTTACCGGATTCCAAACTTCATCACACCATTGTATTTTTGTTGGCATTATTTATTTCTCCCTCCTCAGGCCTGTACGCCGTCCCGTTATCCCCTCCATAATATTCCTCTTCACGCCTCGCCTTCTCAGCATTGACAAGTGCCGGCATATATTTCTCAAGCTCCCGTAATTCCACCGGAGTCGCAGCCATAACAGCTTTTATCAGAAAACATTCGTAAACATTCGCAGTATCCGTATTTTTGAGCATATAATGCCATCTGTTTTCTGTATTTATATCTCTCAGCATTTTCCCTTATGCCTTCTGCCTCTGTGCCTTTGTGCCTTTGTGCCTTCTTCATTTCCTCACAACCTCGATTCCGTTTTTCATCAGCAGTTCGGCAATAATTATCCTGTGACAGAATTTCGGGTATTTCTCCCAGCAGAGAAGCGTATCACCATCTTGCAATTTGAAAAAATCGAGTGTCTTTTTCCCCTTCATCCTCCCATATCCCACATCTAACATAAAGCCGCCCAGCCGGCTGTACAGCAGTTTCATATACCGCTTCTTATATTTATCCGGATGAAGAAGCCCTGCTCGATAGCTGTTTACTATATCCCAGCCCGGTTGAAGCTGTTCGTTAACCACTATTTTTCGATGTCTGTAGGTAAATAAAAACCAGTCCGGCATCTCCATGGCAATGCTCACTAACCGTCCCTTGCCGAAATCCCTTTCCTCATAAAACGATGCGGTATGTATCATCCGGCTTTCGTCTCCTCCTCGAGTTTTTCATCTGCACGGGTTATCCCTGCAAGACCGGCACTGACTTTTTTCTTCTGGTCTTCACTGACATATTCTTCACCATTCAATACTCTCTTGACAGTACGGTCGCTGATACCGATCATTTTGGCAAACTTGTGAATGGTAATACCATTCTCCCGCAGTATCGTCTTTGGAGAACGGATGCCGCCGCTGGAATAAACCATCTCGAGCGTTACTTTCTTTTCTCCGGCGCTGCGGGCTGCACGCATGCACTGTGCACAGATCCCGTTGATGTGAAGCGGGCTGTGCTGGTGTTCGGCAATGTAAGCCAGTGCATCACCGTTGAATACCCCCTCCATATTTCCGCCGGCAGCTCTGCACCTGAGATCGATATACTGAAGCACTTCATCGGTCGTCAATCCTCTCATCCGGAAAGGTGTCACCCGAAGCCTGAGCCCTTCGTCACGTCCCAGACGGGCGTCTAAAACAGGTTGCCCGAAAAGAAGTATCGTGATGAGCGGTTTCTTCAAAAGAGCCCATCTCATCTCGGTGAGCATCTTGAGAGATTCCATTGTCTGAAACCGCAGGTTCTGTGCCTCGTCGATAAGAAGAACAACTCGCCTGCCCGATGCGGTCAGTCCACCGAGAATACGGTTGATCTGACGGCTTCTGTTTTCGGCGAATCCGTTCGGTGTTTCACTGCTGAGGTCCATCACTAAAGCTGATTGAATTGTTGTCATCCGCACTAAGTTCAGGTCCATGCTCTCGAGGACACTCACTGCAAACCGCTGCGGATCGTCTTTGAGATACTGAATCATCTCATTCCTCACCGTCGTTTTCCCGATCCCGCGCTCGCCTGTAATGCCGTAAATACCGCCTTCCTCGACCGCTTCAGCAAGATGATCCATAGCCCGGTTCATCTCGTTGCTTTCAAATACCTCGTTCACCGATTCGATGTTACCGAACGGGTTCTTCTTCAGGTCCCAGTATGACCAGAATGTTTTCGGTTTTCTCATGTCCATCTCCTTTCGTATACCTATTTATATAATATTGTATTTTTTCTTTGGTTAACTTTCCTGAGCCTATGAAGTTATAATAGAAATGATCTTTTCTGGGCATTGCGACCAAATTACCGATCCAATCGTCTTGTGTTAACCTATTGATGTGGCGTACAATATCGCCCTTAATCAATCGACCATAATGCTTTTCCCATAAATATCTTGCATATAACATCCATCTTGATGGCTGAGCTATTTTTATAAATTGTCTTGGATATTTTTCCCGCTTATGTTTTCTTCTCCGCAATGAAAATACTGGTGCCAAATTATCTCTTTCTCTGTCTTTTTTAAATTCGGTTTCAGGAGAAACATGTAATCCCTTTTTTCCTTTGCTCCAGGGTACATGACCTTTCTTAAAACATCCTTTATTTGGTTGCAGGCTTGCATGTATTAAATAACATTGCTTTGTACAAAACTTTGTCGGTTTATTAAATTCCCTATAACAAAATGGACACACCTTAATCATCAAACAGCATCCCTCGCTTCTCTCAAATATCCCTCAATAAATTGTGCTATTTTATGAACCTTTTCCTTATCTAATGTCTCATTCAATGCACTCTCGATTTCCTCTAACAGCCAGGGTTCTAAATCTCCCAGATTGATCCTGAGCTCATCCGCAATTGCCATCTTAGCCTGGTAGATACTTCCATATTCCTCGTATTCTTCCTGGACAAGTTCGCTGTCAACCTCGATCGGCTTCCCGGTTTTCGGCAGCCCGTGCAGGTTCGGTATATCACGTCTCAGCACATAGGGTGTCATTGCCTTGCTTATATCCTTCGCCATCCTGATCGCATCGTCCTGCATACGTTCTGCATCTGATTTCTTATGCGCCCTGAATTCACCGAATACTGCCTTCTTTGGTTCGACATTACGGTACATCTCTCCGGTCTCGATATCCTGCACAGATATCCCGCCGTCGATGTTAAACCACACCCTCACCTTCTTCCCGATAATATCTTCCGGGACGCCGAATTTTTCGCCCTGAATACTCACTGTGCAGTATGCATCAACCGTTCGGATCTGATGCGATGCGGTTACCCGGGCAAGAATATGTTTCGGCGGCAGCTCCAAGAGCTGTTCTCCGCTGATTTCCTGCCACTTAGCAAATCGGGATATATCTTCGCCTTCGCTCGATTTCCAGTTGTGTTCAATAAGCCAGTTATACACACGGTCGTTCAGATCCTCGAGCGTCAGTGCCGGGCAGTGCCTCAGCTCAGTTTCGAAATCTACCTGCAGATGCTTGAATGCCGATTCTACCATACCTTTTGCGCGGGGATTCCCCGGTTTGTGATAGATCACTTTCACTCCAAGCGCCTCGAGCATATTCTGTATCCGCTCCGACCGGAGTGCCGAGCCTTTATCTGCATATAAAATCCGTGGCGCCCCATGAAACGGGAATTGCGTATCGTCTCTTTTCTCCCAGGCTTCCATTAATCCATGGTAAAGAATCCGTGAGCTTTCGCCAGCTGACAGGAAATACCTGATGTATTTCGCCGTCGAATAATGATCTACCAGTGCGAATGTCCAGATTTTTTCCCTCGATTCATTCGGTTTATTCTTGTATGTCCAGGGCCGCATGGCGATTTTCCCGTCCTTTTCCCGCAGGTAGTACTGTTCACATACCGAAAAGTCGACCAGATGCACATGATTCGGGTGTTCGCTTACTAACTTCACCGCCGGTTTCGCCGCACAGATCTTTTTTACCGTCGCATCATAAATTTTTGCCCAGCGGTTCACTGTACGTGCGGTGAGTTTCCCCTCCGGTAGTTGCCCCATTTTCTCTAAGATCTCGATTGCACGTTCTGTGCTCATCACCTTATTAGGGTTCGATACCCTGCCGTCCGGTTTATATGGGTCATGCGCTTTGATACCCATGACCGCTTTCACAAATGCTTTCATTTTATCCTTGCTGAAAAGTCTCGGTCTGCCCTTATCAGACCGTTTCTCTGCCGTCCGTCTGCCGCACTCCCGGTATCCCTTGATCCTGTTATAAATCGTGCCTATCTTCACACCATGTTCCTGAGCCGCTTCACGCACTATCCGTGCATGTTCGCCGGCCGTCATATCATCCCATCTCTGCACGATTTCGCAGATCGTTTCATCCGGTACTTTGATGTGTGCTGTCATTGTCTATACTCTCGTCAATTTTGTGTTCATAGTTTTGTGTTGTAAAATTCAATACTTGCCTCGATTCCTGAAAAAATGCCAGAATCTTTGCTCGTAATTTCCTGTTATCAAACTCAATTTTTACATTGTTAATCTTTATGTGAGCATCAAAAAGAGCTTTGCTCGCGTTCGACATTGCTTCAATAATTTCCTGTTCATTGTATTTCTGCTCCTCCATCTCTTTCATTTTTATCTCGAGGGAATTTAATTTTTTTGTTAAATCTTCTACATATTGTTCTAATGCCTTTTTTTCTTTATAGAGAGTTTCATTTTTCCCTTTTGGAAGTTCCTCGAGCTGCTTCATTACTTTTTCATATTCCACCCGGGTATCTTCAATTTCTGCTTTATAATTGTCACGTTCAATAGTTATGCGGCTCAAATCCTTATTTTTCTGATTGCGAAGATTGAGGAGTTTATTCTCGAATTCCTTCCCGCTCATTTCTCTAATCTCACCAAGTGTATAAGCTGTTCCATCTGATGAAATAAATAATTCATCTTGTTTTAACTGGATGAGATTTTCTTCGGGAATGGTTGTCAGAAGATATGCTTTTGTCGGAGAAATACCTGATAGCTTCGAAGGATCATCCCCGAATTTATCGGCTATTTTTATAAGCCTTTCGGCTTTTTTTGGATCAAGGTCTAATGATTCTAAAGCTTTATACCAGTTTCCGTGCCCTTCATGTTCTTTAATCTCTTTTAAGATATTTCCGACAAAAACAGCTGTTTCTGCGGTTACACTTTTTTGAAATAAAATTGCCTTTTCTGCCGCATTTATATATTCTTCACGGTTATATTTTTTAGGTAAATTTTTAAAATCATCAAATAGCGCCATTAATTGATTCATCCTTTTCTCCTTTTTGAAATCCGACACTATCATGATAAACAAATCCGACATTATGTCGGATTTGTTTATCATGATTTATTAAACTTTTCTCTCATTATATTTTCAGCTTCTATAATTGTTATCATTGAGAGTAATTCTTGCTCTATTTCTTTTGTTAATTCGTAGCATTTTTTAAGCTTTTTTATTTGTTCTATATTTTTTTTGTGATCATATGGTTCATTCTCGTTATCTTCATCGATTTCAGATTCTATTTTTTCCAGCTCTTTCTTCTTTTTATTAATACTATCCATATTACACATCGCTTATGTCCTCCATCTTCCTGTTCCTGATCAACCGTGTCAGCATCTCCTGGTAAACATCGTCTAACCGTTCCATCTTCTTCTCGCATTCCCTCAGAAGATAGTAAGACCCATTAATAACAAGCGAGTTCTCGTCCACGCATGAAAGGACCATAATAACGTCCTTCATGAATCCGATGATCTCGTTCATTTCTTCTTCGATGTCATAAATGTCGCGGGATTCTAATTCCGGCGGGTGTACTGTGTGGGTGTCTCGGCGCTCCATCGGAGCCTCCTCAGTGATAGTTTTTGAATATTTTGCGCCAATAAAAAAGACGCAGAGAGCTATTCCGACCCTATCACAGGTCGCCTGATACCTCACGGTACCGGGACTCTCTGCGCCGTATATTTCAGGCACAAAAATTGCCGAGTCTCGTCCGGCAAACCGGTGATAGAATCTGAATATTGCCGGAAAAATACATCCATTCGTTCTATTTGTCAAGCATTTATTCATCTTTTTTCGCATTCCTTAACAATTTTCTCAGCCTCTTCCACAACCTTCCTGTTTTTTAAGTCTATCAATACAAATTTCAGAATGCTCAGCGTGAGCTTATATGTTTCTATCACTCTCGTCATCGTGTTTATCTGATTCTCAATTCTCTTTATTTTCCTGTCTATCTCATTCATAATTCATAATTCATAATTGAAGAACGCCCTTCTCAACTTCTACCACCATCTTCTCCAACGCCACAATCAGCTTCGTTCCTTCCGATTTATTCAATATCTCCAGCCTGTCTTTCCCGTAAAACATTTTTTTTACAAGCCCATCCAATCGTCTCGGATCGTCCCAGCCTAATTTCTCGGCAAGCACACGTGCTTTCCAGAACTGCCTGTCGGTGATCCCCCAGGTTCTTCCATGCGGACGGTACCGGTGTCCGATAAACACCTGCAGCGAATCAATTACACTGGCTGCCTGTGCTTCTGTGAGTTTACGGGTTGATCGTATCTCGTAATTATCATAGAGCCATTCCCGGAACATATCTTCGTCGATATTATTTTTCCGGACAATCGTCCAGATCGCCTTTAGTTGATTTTTCGTTATCTTTTTCACAACTGCAATTCCCCCTGCAGCTCTCTCAAATATTCCCGTATCGTCAGTTTCCTCAACGCCGCCGCCCGCACTAAAATTGATATGCCTAATTTCCTGAGTGTACGCTCATTCTGCTCGGCTTCTTCCTTTGTTCTGATTATATAATATCCCGATGGACTGCCCAGGGCGGACCCGATCCTGACCAGGTGATGTTCGATCAGGTTCTTGACAATATCCCTCACCGTTCGAGGTGGGATCGCGGTAAGTTCGGATATGTCGCTGACAGAAATTGCACTTTGCCTGCCAATCCTTCCCTGGATAAGATGAAGAACATATTGCGAATCGCTGTCCATTGATATTTTGTCGAAAATATCAAGCTGAGTTCCGCCCTGGTTGTCCATCAGTGTTCCCTTTCGGTATTAACCTGCATCTTTGTTGAAGACAATGGACGGTTTATTAGGCGCGATAAGAACGATTTTCCTGAGTTTCTTAGAAACCTCGCTGTCACCGTCTGAGAGTATATCCCTGATCTTCTTTTTATGGCTGTGGCTGTCTTGCTCCTTGATGAGCGTGTCATACATTTTGCCGAGAAGCCGTTTGATTTCAGGGATTTCACTGATGCTCACTGCATAGGTCGTCTCACGGGTAAACACCTGGTCAAACACCGGCCCGAGTATGCCTTTTATTTTCGGCATATCGCTTTCACGATAAACGATCTTATCGCCGAATGTCACCTTGACAGATCCGTGCGGGCTCTGAAATCCGACCGTCTTCTGACCGCTGATGCCCGCCAGATTCTCCGCATGGGGTATGAGCAGCTGATTGTTTCTTTCGACCTCCTGCTTTGTATCCTCAAGATGTTTTTTAAGCCTGACACCATCTTTGATGATACGGTCGATCTTCTGTGAATTTTTCTTCGGAATATCAATTTCCTTTGCCCGCAAACCAATTCCTACTGCACTCATGTTTCTCCTCCTTTTTTGTCATTCCCGAATTCTTCAATCGGGAATCTACTTTGTGCCTCTGTGCCTATGTTCCTCAATACTCCCCATATTTCTCCGGTTTTTTACCGAATTTCTCTGGATTCCTCCTTACCACCCAACGCCCCCATAATAAGGCCGTTACAAAGCCGGCGATATACGCCAGCAAAATCGTAAAAGCGATCCATCCTTTGGCCGTAAATCATGAGCAAGAGCCAGTCTTTCAATTTTCATTTTATCCCATCGCCCTGGTTCACAATATTCATCCCTGATTTGTTCTTTTAACTCTTCACTTATTTCCTCTTTTTTATTTGTATCTAACTTCATCTCAGCCCTTCTTTCCGTATAAATTCATATACCCACTGCCTCGATTTCCCCACACGCTTAGCTATCTCTGACTTCCCATATCCGAGCTTCAAATACAATTTTATTTCTTCCTTCAATGATTTCTTTCTTTCTTCCCTGACCTGAATCCCATTCTCTTTAAGTATTTTGCAAATTCTTCGTTTTTTAAGATTAAATTCAATAATAAGTTCTTTTAAAGTTGCTCCTTGTAATCTTCTCTGGCAAATTCGCTTATTTCTCTTTTCCCTATATCTTGGATTATGTTTCGATTCCCATTGTGGAATCCTGAATCTCCCGCCTCCTGCTTTTTCAATGATGATTTCAAGTATTTCATCTGGTATATCCTGCTCGAAAATTTTACTATCCAACCATCTGCTCCATCCGTGAAATAAATTACACGTCAAGTGAAGTGCACTTACTGCACTTTATGATAGACTTTTTTTAACACTCACCCCATAAAATCCAGCTCGATCTGATTCCCCGATTTGACATCCTGGATCATCTCGGCCGTACCCTTGAGCATATCGTGCAGAATATCTTCTGCCTCCGCCTGTGTTGCCCCGTTTTCAATAAACCTTATAAGCATTTCCACAACAATACCGCCTAACTTCTGGTACTCGGCCACACTCGCCATCCTGTCCTTCTTTGATCTGCTGCCTCTGGGTATCTCGATTAACAGGAACCCGCAGCGGTATGCTAAAAACTCGAGTATGCTGTAATCGTCCTGCGTTTTCATCAGTGGTATAAGCTTGCGGAGATTGAATCCTGCTCCCGATTCCCCGTCGAGTCCTGCTCGCTTGAGTGCGCTTGCCGAATAATCGATTTCATCCTGGAGCTGTTCCGGTGTGAGCTGTCCACGGTTTACCGTCTGCCAGATGATCTCCGTCAGCGTCATCGATGCCTTGAAATTACTCTTTCGTTTCCCCATTTTTTCCCGCCTTCCGTAGGGGCAGGCCTTGCACCTGCCCTTATTTATCCCTTTTCCTCTCTGTCATTCCCGATCCCCAACTTGATTGGGGATTAATCGGGAATCCATATATCTTAAAATCTCTCCCGAAAATTTTAATTGCCATCCCCCGAAAAATCCGTATATTTCACAAATAAAAAAGCAGAGCCCCGTCCAACCTGGCCAGTCGTTGGGGGCTCCGCTTATGCAACCTCGACGAGCTCTTCACGCTTGCGCTCCGATATTTCAAGCGTTCCGGGCTCGATGTCAAGGAGGTTTTCTATGTATGATGTAATACGTTTCGATTTTCTCTGCCCGGTTGATACAAGAAAAATACTGCCGGGCGTTACACCGATCTGACGGGCTACATCGGTAAAACTAAAACCCTTTTTTTGAAGGAGGTATTTGACATCTGCACCGTCTAATATCACTGGGTTTCCCTTTCTTATAAGGTATTTATATATACTGTAAAGATTAATATAGTTAATATTTAACGCTTGTCAAGGAAAAAATGTGAGTATTTAACATTATGAAAAAAAATATCCCTTTTGCCAATAAACAATTTTATAAATTCATTGAAATGAAAAAATTAACACAGGCAAAAATTGCTTCAATTACAGGTGTATCACGTTCGAATATTTCACATATCATTAATGGGCGTATCAATATTTCAGAACATTTTTTAATATCATTAATGAAAGAATATAATTTAAATCCTGAGTGGATAAGATATGGCGCAGAACCGATGATTCTTCCTAATAAAGGTGAAGGTATTCCTGTTGTTGCAGATATACCGGCTGGTCCATGGAAACATTGGATAAATTTATATTCACCTGGTAAAAGCGATGAATATATTAATTTTCCTGGATTAGATTGTTAATTTTTTTCTTCCAGCTTCCAAATTATATAGTGTCAGCTTTTTGGCTCTAACTGTCCCTTTTACATACTGTCAAGTTCCTGTTCTTAACTGTCCCACTTATCCACATTTCAATATGTAAAGTTTTTGACTCTTACTGTCCCAGTTATAATCATATAATATTTTTCAATCTTACTAAAAATAGCCTAAAAATTCACTTTTAATTTGTCCTGAGCTTATATTTATTGTGTCTTCATACATGTCGGTATGCCGTTCATGATGTTCGTTGCTCTCTTACTC